ACCACTGATTGTGGTTTGTGCTGCTGTTGCAACAAAGTAGTATCTGGTTAGTTGACGGTTGTATGTGTCAACATCCCCATCGGAGTCTATCCACAGGTCGCCTGTTGCGGGTCCTGTTGGTGCACTTGTTTGGTAGGCGATTGGTGATTGTGGTGTTGTTGGTCCTATTTCTTCAAATGTTGTTCCGTTGTAAAAGTATAATGGTTTAGTCATTAGTTTTTGTATCCGTAAATTCTAATAGTGCCAGTTATCGTACCAGAGTTGTTCAAAGTTGTAAAACCATCATAAGAAGTAGCAGGAGTGTGAGTACCTGTATAAACCAATGTTTGCTCAGCAGGCGCATCCCAAGCCATAGATTTCATTTTAGTTGCACGCGCTAAAAATGGTTCATACAAACTAAAGTCAATCATTCCAGTTGGAGTTGTATTTGCAATACCTAATCCCCATTGAGTTGTGCTGTAAGATTCGTTTCCTAATGTGCCACCATCTGAATAAAAACCTTGATACTTATAAGTAGCAGAACCAGAGGCATCTACCCCAGCAACTCTCATTCTAAATTGAATGTTTGAATTAGTAGAGTTTGTTAAATTAGTTACAATAATTTGATAATTATCGTAAGTGCTTGAAAAACATCCATTAATAGAAACTGTTGAAGCAGCAGAAAATGTAACAGCACCATTAGTATCAACAGAACCTGAACCGCTACCAACAGTAATAGATGTTGGTACAATCATTTTCATACCAGGTTGAGCAGCAGCATAAGATTGTGTGGCATAACCAGCCAAAGACTCAACCTCAGAAGCAACACTCACCCACGCAGAACCAGACCAAACATACATTGGTTTCGGCATAATTACATTCCACCTAACATAAACGGATGAATACCCTCATTATAAAGTTCAGTCTTCAAAATAAAATCGTTCTGATTCAAACTAGATGCTGTAGCATCAGAATCAATCCACAATGTACCAGTAATAGTAGCAGAAGGAGCAGACGTTTGATAGGCAGGCAAAGGGCCAGTCGGACCAGTAGAACCCGTGGCACCAGTCGCACCGGTAGCACCAGTTGCACCGTCAACACCAATAGTTCCGTTAGCACCTGTTGGTCCAGTCGGACCGGTTGAACCTGTTACCCCAGTAACACCAGTTGCACCGGTTGCACCGGTGGCACCTGTGCCACCAAGGAAACCATCAGCACCAGTAGGTCCTGTAGGACCAGTTAAACCTGTTGGACCAGTAGCACCCGTTGTACCTGCTCCAGTGGCTCCTGTGACCCCTGTAGGGCCTGTAGGACCCGCAACAGTGGAATCAGCACCAGTAGGACCGGTAGAGCCTGTAGCACCTGTAGAGCCTTGTGAACCTGTAGGACCAGTACTACCTGTATTACCTGTTAAACCTGTAGAACCTGTGGGACCTGTAGGTCCAGTTGCGCCAGTACCACCAGTAACACCGGTAGCGCCAACAGAACCCGTTGGGCCAGTATCGCCTTGAGAACCAGTAGGACCCGTTGGTCCAGTACCACCGGTAGGACCAGTGGAACCAGTAATAGATTGACCGGTTGCACCAGTAACACCAACAGAGCCAGTGATACCTTGTGGGCCAATAACACCAAGTTCAACAATAACAGTCTCTTCATATTCAACATTAAGAGTTGTGGTTGTTGTTGGGATTTCAACAACTGCTGTAGAAAAAACTGTTGTCATTAAGAAGTAACCCCTTCATAAACAGTAAAGCCACCCTCAAGCAAACGAGTAACAACACCACCAGGAGAAGTAACTTCCAAATCATAAACGTATTGACCTGCAGCCAAACCAGTAGTTGTAGCAGCAGAAAGACTTAAAGTAAATTTACCGTTAGTTGTACCAACAGTGATACGACCATTATCTGTTGACAAAACAACAATAGTTGTTTCGGAAGTAGGAGAGTTCTTAACATCCATAGCGGCAGTGTAACCGGTAACATCAACATATTCACCATCAATTTTCCATTGAGGTGCAAGACTAAAAGTTGAGCCTTGATACACTTTCATATTATATCTACCTGGTGTCATCTATTCCTCTATTATGTAAGCGCCGTAACCGGCAGCAATTAAACTTGTACGTTCACTTTCAGAAATCAAATTCTTGTGTCCACCTGGATAGTAGTACAAAGCGGATTGTGTTTCATCAACGCTTGGTGTACGAACACTATAATAAGAACCGTCAGTTCTTTGTAAAACACTATTAGCCCTAGTTAACTTATATCTATAAAACAATGCGCCACCACCGGCAGGACCTTCAGCAACAGTAGGTGGTAAAAAGTAATATGCCATTGTTCTCCTTAAAAGGTGTAACCCCCACCCGAAAGCGGGGGTCACAATTGTTCCTAACGAATTAGGAGTTGTTGATGCTTGAGGTTGACTCAATGCGGAACAGGGATGCTTCGCGGTAGCGAGAGAATCCAAGAACGCCGTACCATCCGATTGGACGGAAACGCATTAACTTATCGGTCACAGGACCAATCACTACGTGTGGCTCTTCAGCAACGGCTTCAGCCAATGCTTGCTTACCACAAACAAGTGTACGGAATACACGTGCGCTTGAACCACCGTCTGTAGCATTGTACAAACGTGGTGATTCTACGAACATTGCACCTTCGTAAACACCGATTGAGCCTGGCCAAAGATTGCCAGCACCTGATTCGTTGTAAACGTGTGCTTCGCGCCATCCGCCTGCGCCTGTTTCAGCACGTAAATCGTGTGAAACTTCAGGATGTATACCAACCCAGTACAATTCGCCCATACGGGGAACTGCTTTGTTGGTACGCAACTTAGCAATGGCTCTACGAACATTTGCTGAAGTGATTTGTGAATTTGAACCACCGGTAACACCAGTAGTTGTTGACCCACCACCTGAGTAAATAACGTTTGAGCCTTGACGTAGCACTGTTTGTGCAAAACCGTCAATAGAATCTGCCATATTGAATGCGATGATGTCAGCAATTGCTGGGTCAACATCAGACAACGAGAACAGTTCTAACTTGCGTGTTGCGATTGCAGCATTACCGTATTCGTTAAGAGTTACGGTTACGCTGCTTGTATTACCCAAGGCAACTGAATCTGGGTCAGTTGTTTCAGTCAAAGTGCCGGTTACTGCCGATAAATCAGTGTATAACTGGAATACGACAGATGAACCTGGCATAGCCTGTTGGGTTGGCTTCTTGTCTGCAACATCGCGGATAAGCGGCATTGCACGAAGCGCAAATTCTACATAGCGGTCATAAGCGGTTTGTACCAAGGAAGTTCCAAGGGACGCGGTGCTAGTGCTTGTATAATTTTCGGCCAATTTAGTTCACCTCTTTCAAGGTTGATAGTAGTTGCGGTTTAACGCCCAAGTGATTGACCGAAAAGAAGTTGGTCAAGTTCATCTTTGGTCTTCGCAGCCATAACCTTTTGGTGCTGTGATTGCTCACCTGAAGGGTTCTGTGCTGTTGAAGTCACATTGTTGATACGTTGATTATCTCTTACGGTTTCTTCATCTACGGACGGTTGAACAGGTTCAACTGGTTGAATACCGAATACATCACTGTATTCGTTTAACCAAGCATCAATCTGTTCAGGTGTGTCAACATCACTAGGAATAAGTTTCGCTAATTTATCTGATACACCTTTTGCGGCCAATACATCTTTAACGGAACGAGAACGCATATCGGAACGCAGTTTGGATAGTTCAGCCTCAATGGCTTCACGTTCTTTTTGTGCTTTCTTTAACGCCTTGCGAAGTTCGGCTGGGCCGTTATCTTGTTCTTCTGTTTCGTCTTCGTATTCGTATTGGTTGGCCATTGCAGCCACTCCCTTTCATTAAGTTGTCGTACACCACATACACAAACAGGGGAATCTGTGTTGGCTTGTACTACCGGGCTTCGGTTACGCTTCTAGATGCCGGTGCGTCTAGTAGGTTTTAGTACTGGCCTGATGTGCCGCGTGATAGAGAGCCTCTACCTATGCCTGCTTGGCCAGCAAATCTTGATTGTTCTTGTTCAGAAAGTTTTTGTATTCTTTGTTTGTATTCAGCAGAACCTGCCCCACCAAACACTGCACTTGTTACTTCTCCCATACCAACAGGTTGAGCACCAGCAGTTATTTGTGAAAGTTTCTCAGCAGTAGGTAACACTTGTGCCACTTGTTCAAAACCTTGACGGGCTTGTTCTTGTGTAACACCAAGTTGACCTGTGTAAGTTTCAGCCATAGGTGTTGTTACTTGTAATCCTTGGCGTGCTGCTTCTGCACCAAACTGTGCAGCCTTCTGTTGACGTGTGATGAACGGTAGTGCACGTTCAGGGTCAAGGGCATAAGCCAACATATCCCCTGATTGTAAACCGTAAAGTTTACGTAGAGAGTCAGTGTAGAACGGGTCAGCGTTCTGAATGGATTGGTTTGCTATTTCAACACGTGATTGTAGTTCTGATGGTGAAACATCATTACCAAGGAATTTAGCAAAATCATCAGGTTGGTCATAGAAACCTGAAGGCAGTTGTGAGTCACGCATAACCTTTTTGTATGATGCTTCAGCAGAAAGATACTCAGCAGGTGTTAAAGGTTGCAAACCAGCCTTACGGCGGTTCTCATTACCAATGAAACGTTGTTTAAATTCTGGGGTTTCTTTAAGTTTAATGGAAACAACACGGTCAGTTAAACCTTGTTGTTTTAAATCAACAATAGTGTTAGCCAAAGAACCAAGACCGTATTGTGCAAACAAGTCTTGCAAGTATGCAATAGAGTCTAAACGGTCTTCAGTATCATCAATAACTAATCTGTTACGAAGTCTTTCAGCCTCAGCCGCAGCAGCGGCATCAGCAGTGGCTTTATCTTTAGCAGATTGTGCAGCAAGTTCTGCTTTAGTTTTAGCCTTAGCAGCATCAGCGGCAGCCTTAGCCTTAGCCTTAGCGGCAGCAGCATTGGCTGCAGAAGTTTTAGCAGCATTGGCTTGTGCTTCAGCCATACCTGCTTTAGCACGTGCAGCATTACGAATCTCTTCAGCAGTTGCCATTACGCCTCAAATCCTAAGTCTCTCAAAACTTGCATACCGGTACCAAGAAGTTCATCTTGAGCATTCTTTGTATAACGCCAACGAGTATCTTTTTTCAAATCACGTTCAAATTGCCACAACGGCATAACAGTAGGTGCACCCTGGTCATTAACACCAGTCAAAGCCTTAGAAATAGTAGGGTCATCAAGGTTAACAGCATTAGGGTCAAGTTCAAGAATGGAAGCCATAGATTGAATGTAAGGAGAAGCAGCCTGTTTAGTTGTCAAACCTGCATCAATCTGAGAAGCAAACCCACTGTAACGAGATTTAGCAACATCACGAATAGTGTTTTGGAAAGTCTCTAAACTTTCACGACCTTCAAGAACAGCCTTAGTTGCGTTAGCATACCATTCATCATTATATTTGATACCGTAAGCGTTAGCGTATTCACGTAAATCATCAATGGCTTTAGCGGACTCACCACTTGTACCAGCAACACGGCCTTTACGTGCAACTTCTTCACCAAGAGTTGCAGCATCCCAACCTTGTTGAATAGATTGTGCAGCAAGGTTTTTGGTTTCAGCGTCAGATAAACTAATACCATATTTGGTTGCTGTGCGTTGAACACTGCGAACAATGTTTGCTAATGATTGTGCATTAGCAGCAATATCAGGATTGTTTAAAGCATCAGTAGCAAGAATAACATCAAAGTCAACACCTGCACGTTGTGCTTTAGCAAGAGCGGATTCAAAATTACTTTGACTGTTACCCTTTTTACCGTATGCTGCATTAAGTAAATTAGAAATACGATTGTATTCAGCAATTTGACCAGTGTATTTTAATTGGATTAAATAATTGGCTGCTTCTGTACCAGATGCAAACTTTTTACCACTAATAGTAACAGGTGCCATTGGGTCAAGTTTTGTACCATAAACACCACCATCACCAGCAATAAAATCTGAAGGTTTTTTATCTTTAGAACCTGTGCTACCAGTAGCAGAACCTTTAGGGTTAATAGGTCCTTGAACAGGACCAGTAGGTCCGGTAGAACCAGTTACTCTAGGCGCAGGTAAACCTGGTTTAGGGTCTTTTCTAA